CGTCCGTGTATACAGGTGCTGGATCCAGTTGTTCCGTTTCAATCTTGTTAACCAAGTTTTGGATAGCGAAGGCTTCGATCTCCACATAAGCGACTGTTCGGCACTCTGGCAGAACTCGTCTGAGTCCAAGGTCGATTCCTCCGTATCCTGCACAGAGGGACAGATGCCGTATAGATTCTTTGGTATTATCCACATTTTACCTCCTAATATAATCTTGCGTGAGTAAGAAGATTCCAAATCTTATCAACAGGTTCGAGATCTCCTTGTGTTAATGAAGGATATGCATCCTTCTTGTTTCTAGAAAAGATGCGGTTCACATGGTTTTCCATGAACCAATGTTTCTCACACCCCCCGACAACCTTGACTACATTCTCTCGGATAACACAAAGCATAGCAACATCAGCTTTGAATGAGTCAAGAGATTTAAATACAAGATGTCCATGGGGATGAAAGGTTGACTTGACATCAATGGATGTCTCACCTGACCACAAGTCTACACCTGAGTCTATTCCAAAATGGAATGGATCGTAGTCAATTTGATACAGTTTAGCAACTGCCATCTCTGCTTTGACTCCATTGATATCAATCTCTTGGTCGGATCGAGTGGTATCAATGCGTTGGTTCTTAACTCCCGAAGCACGGGCAAGTTGTGATCTAAACGCCCCAGCCTGCTCTGCCATAGAGATTTCTTTAGGGCTAAAGTATATTTTAAAACTCATTTTATTCCTCCTCAACATTACCTGTTATTTCACGATTTATTAATTCCGTAGCAATGATATCTCCATGAAAGTAATCTCCATTTTCTACTTTGTTTTTTGCTTCTTCTTCATTTTTAGCTGCGACTTGCACCCACTCTCCATACAGAGATGATTGCAATACATTATACATTTTCATAGCTCTCTCCTTTGTTAAAGCAGTTTCCATTTCATATGCCAGGCCTGACATAGGTGTCCAATTGATTTGAAGTCAGACGTTGCTGTTGCTCCGAACTCTCCCCAGTTCTCATCGAAATAGGTGCTGTAATCACTTACTCTTTCCTCACCTTCATTCCAATTGTTCCAATGGATAAAACCTAATCTCCTTTTATTGGAATCATATATTTCTATTGCACACTCATCATAATCATCTAACCTTCTTAAAGGATAAAGAAGTTGATGCCATTCATCTTCTTCATCAGTAGATAGTTTATAAAAACCATCTACACCAACTAAGGTAGGGACAAGTGTATGTGATAGTGGTAGTAATCCTGACATAATATTCTCCTATCTGTCTCTGCTAATCTCAAAGTCTTTGCCAAGCAGGTGGCTCATGAACGTGAGCATATGCCATACTGCAAGGTCATAAGGTTTTCTGTTTGTCTTACAAAAATTAAAACCATCATAATCAGAACGTGACCTGTTTGCTTTCTCTCTCTTTCTTTTTATGCAAAAATGCTCATGTGCGTTGTCACCTCTGCCATTAAAATTAATGATCTCTGGATCGTTCTTAAATACTTCGATGCAACCATCACCAATGTACTCTCTCAGGTACTCGACCTCTCTCTGTATTGTAATCCAGTTATGCTTTGAAATATCTTTATGTTGTGTCCAATAGTTTGTGTAACCCATAGTCTCTCTCCTTTTTGATCTCGTCAGATCTCTGTTTAAATACACCGATGATCTCCTTGTACGTTGCAAGGTCGGTAGTTTCTATTGTGTTTAATGCTTTTTTATTTACTCTCCACCAATCTTCAAGAGACTTACGTGTCTTACAGACAGAGGAGAACTCCTTGAATATTTCAAAGACGATGTGATTAGATTTCATTCATCAGATCCTGCCATTGATAACGAGGATCTTCTTCTTGGTTGTACATCCATTGTATATCAATAGAATTGAATCTTCTTCTTAGCTCTTGTGCAACCTCTACTGGTGGCGCCCATGCAGTTTGGAAGCTCATGTGAACATAGTTCTCGTCCCCATAAATATCTGTGTTATAGGCATCCCATTTGGTACCCCAGTTTTCTAGGTTCCAGTCATACCATCTGTCATCTGTTTTCCCACAAGGGAATCTCTTAACAGACATGACAACATCGCCTTCCTTATTTTTAATTTCCTCTACTTCAGTTGGCAATTCACCCTTGTCGTTGGGTGTTGTGTCCCAATCAGGTGAGGGAATTATTTTACTGAAGGTAACGTCATCAAATTTAGAACCTTCATGCTTCTTTGTCATAAGCTTAATAACTTCAGCTATAATTTCCTCATCCCCTGATATTTCTACTTCGTTTGTTGTGTTATTTGGCATTTTAGTCCTCCATATAATCTGTTTGTTCTGATATGTTGGCAAGTATTGGTACATACTTTTCTACAATCCCAAGTATGTTGTCGTGATATAAGCAGTTGTCGTTAATAAATTTTGTTATATTTAAAAACAAATCTTTATAAGTGTATACCTGGAAAGGCTTTACTGCTGTCGTTCCATCATTCTTTTGATAGATCAAACTAAAGGTCATATTCTTTGTCTCTACCTCTAGCTTTTGATGAATAATAATTGTTTCATTTTGAATATGATTATTTATATCTTCCACGTTACTTTCCTCCTCTCTGTTTTCGTAGTCTTGTTCTGCTTTATCTGTGTGTGGTCCTGACATAGTGTACTCCTTTCTAATCCATACGTCCAGGTGTATATTCAACATTGATATCGTGACGGTCACGAAGGTGTGTGATGGCTGCATCCATCGAATTTTCCTGCGACAAGCACCCTTGTGTCGGAGAATGGTACTGTCTTCATTCTTTCTCTCCTTTGATAAATTTATAATAATACTTCTCTCCTGTCGGCACATCGTGATGTGAGCAGACAGCCTTGTATGTCTTTTCCCCTGTCTTGTATAACGAGAAGGAAAAGAAATTTGTGTCAGGTATTACCCTCTTCCAGATATCTTGTGGGTTGGTAAGGTTAATCCATTGCTCGCCTACCCTTTTATCCCATCCTAAATCAACGCCTTTAACCCACATATTTCTTCCATGTTTCTCGATGGCGTTTCCAATGTGATGATTAATAGTGTACTCAAAATCTTCTATGTCCTCCTCATCTGGATTGGTAGGAAGTTGTGCTATCAGTTTACTGCTGTGAAGTTGTGCTATCAGTTTACTGCTGTGATGCTGATCGTATATTTGTGGCTTCATTATGCTCTCCTAAATTTGTTATCTCTGTAATCAGAACAGGCTTGTTGGTATTTCTTCCATCTTCTGAGGACAAAAAGACCAGCCTGTAATCGAGTCTCTTCTTCCTCAGTGTTACCAAACCGATGAATCTTTAGTGCTTTGGTCATCTTTCTTGTTGCATACCGTGGTGCATTGTATCCTACGATACGACACGCTTCATCCATCGTCATTTGATTCGCTCCTTTCAACAGGGGTTAAGTTATCTAAGGTCATGTCTTCGCACAGATACTCTAAGGGTTTTAGTCGGCCTTTAAATTGGAACTCTTTAGTGGTTCCGTCTTTGTTAAGAATTTCGTTGCCATCTTCGTCCTGCACGTAGAAGGTAATGTCGTAAACGCTTACTATGTTATATTTTTCTGGATCATATTTCATTTGATTCTCTCCTTAATCAATTGGTTCATAGGTATCACGATCAACCTGGACAATCTCAGTTTCAACGTGTGGATAATCTTTATCTCTTATTCCCTCCTCTAGTATTTTATCAAATCGGTCTTGTGCTTTTCTCATTGCTTTGATCTCAGTGAAACCTGATTCTTCAATGTAAGCTTCTGTTGTTTTGGTTATTCTAAAAAGATATTTAGCCATGTCCTTTCCCCAATAGTTTTTTCAGTTCAGCCTTAATCCTTCTGGCATCAGGTCCCCTCCATGTGGAGGCATTAGCCAGAAAGTAAGTAACAATACTTCGCCCAGAGTCCAGCCCAAAACTATCATTAGGTGTCTCTACACAAGCCATTGCTTGCAAGTATGGTCTTGCAGCAAAGCATTTAACATTGTCAGATCTAAATATATTATTAGTCTCTGTTGCTATCTCTCTGATTGTTCTATCAGTCATCTAATTTCTCCCATTGTTTCATTTTATTTGATGTATCAAGTAGTCTCCTCAACTATAGTTATTGCATTTAAAAGTTTAGTTTCTTCCTTAGTTAAACAACACTCATGGACCTTATATGCACCATCGCTAAATGCTTCAAGACCGCAATTACTTGCCATTATATCTTCATCTAAAGGAATTAAAGCATCACAACGGTCGCAGTCTAATGCCATGCATGGCGCACACGCATATCCGTCACGATATTCACCTTCTGCAAAAATTATATTACCTTCAGAATCTTCGGCCTGATAATCGGCATCCGCAGGAATACGGTTAACGAATAACCCGCTACCAAAAGATGTATCAGATCCACAATGTACGCATCTGTTTCCTATGTCAGTCATCTGATTTCTCCTCTGGTTTTTTCTTGCTAAAAACTTCATTTAATTTTTTTAAATCCTTAGTAAAATCTTTTCCAAGAACTTCCTCTAACCTCTTGGCTGCTTTTTCTATTGCTAGTTTAGACATATCCATTCTCCAATAAGTATGTAGGTGTTCTGATAACGATAATGTGTGGATCGTTATCTCTGTAGTAATCAGGCACATAAAAGATTGCACCAAACTTTACTAACCCATTGTAGATTTTCATGATTTTCTTTTGAAGTTCTTCTCCAGATCCCCATATCTGCAATGTAGTCTTTGTCGCATCCTCATGTATCATGAGATCCTCAAGCTGGGTAATCCGCATTGTTATGCTTAACCTTTGACTATTTAAAAACAAACTGTGATAGTTTCTTTCATTGTTGTAACGAGTTTCTATCCATTCTGGTAAATCTCCGAACGCCATATCTTTCTCCTTTGGTTAGATGTTTAGTTAAGTGTGCGATTAGGTCGAACAACGAATCCTGTCTTGTCATAGATGGCACTGCCTTTGGCTTTCAATGCTATTACAGAGTTAGGAGGATCCATAAAACGAATATCGCTATCGTCTCCAGAGACGACTTGTTTACCCATAAAGGTCTTGGGTATGTTCTTTATGCTGTCGAAGACAACAGCCATGTTAAAGTTATTCTTCAGTGCTTTCCTGACAACCTTCTGATACCCAAGTACACCAGAATAACTAAATGTTAAGTGATATTTCTCAGGCACTTTTCTGTTGGGTGCCTTTGTGTAATCATAGAATTGTATGTGTGGAAAGTCAGTAAACAATTCTGGCAACTCATTCTCCCAGTAAATATCTGATGTGCCATTGAGCCTGACGGCAGGTATAAGGTTTTTCCTTTTGGCTGCACGTTCTAGTCTTCGTATTTCCTTGTAAGTAAGTTTCTTAAACTCTTCAGGATACTGAAGCATGAATAGAGTGCGTTGCAATCGAGACATCTGGACAGTTGGAAACTTCCCTCGCCCTGCTGATTTCAAACAAGCGTTGGCACATTTTGCGATCTCATGAAATGGACATAAGTTCACACCAGATTCTTTTGCAGCCGAGAGGTAGGCAATCAATGTCAGAACACCCTTCTCTTCACCTTTAATTGTCTTTGCATCTTGTGATATGCCACCCAGCCGAGTGGGAAATCGAGTAAACCAATCAAAGAAGAAACCTTTTCCCCATGATCCAAGCATGATCTGCAACCTTGTATCGTCATCAAGTTTAGATAAATCGTATATAAGTTTTTTAGACATAGTTCTCTCCTCCTATGTTGTTAAACAAGTTCTACCTCCCAAATATCAAAACTCACCATTACATGGCTTATGTAATCTTCCATAAGCCCTACATCAGGGTCAGCTCTGCTAATAATAAAATCAATTGTTATTTCACCATCAGATAAGATGTCATAATCTTTCAGTTCTTCTGGAGTATAAGTTATTTTGTGACTCCCAATCTCCCACTCACGAGCTTCGATTAAATCGTTGAGTGTTTGCTGTTGTAAGCTACTACCTGCACAATGATAAATATCTTTTGCATTTGTTGCTTTACCTGGATAACCATTTAACATTGCTATATTCTCTGCCTCCTCTGGGTTGTTAGCAATGACAAGCAATGCACTTTGTGTTTTTAAATCAGTCATGTGTTACCTTTCTAAGCGTTAGAAGTATCAAGTTTAACTTTCCACATTCTTGGACCATCGTAGTCTACCTCATCCCACCAGTCATAATATGACCCTCTACCATCCTCCCAGAATGGATCAAAGTCATCGGCAGGGTTAAAATGACCTCTAATTACTATGTCACAGGCAGTAAGAATAAAATGATTATTCTTTAGGTCTTCTGGAGTATAGCTAAATTCATTAACACCATTCTCTGGTGGTTCTGAGGACAACCAGACCTTCTCGAAGTCATCTGGAAATAAATCTTTAATCACTTGTTCTTTGTCGTACTTTTCTATTTCCGTCATGCTCTCTACAGGGAGGGTCAGTGATTGGGATACCAGTTTTTCTGCATCAGATTGAGAATTAGCAAAGACAATTACTTCACCTTGCCCTTCTATGGTATAAACAGTCATGTGTTACCCTCCAATCATCAATGGAATAAACACTAAGCATGATACTAGAAAGATAAAAAATATTAAAAACTCTAGTATGAATTTCATAAAGTTCATTTAACTTCTCCATAAAATTTTACTGATGATCGTTGATTAAGCTCGTTGTACACAGTCTCATTTGCGTTAGATGAGAGGGTTGGGTAGCGAGTGATGGTCACTGGCTTCCCACTAATTATTTCTATGTATCTTTTGACACCATCAATAGTTTCCTCTGATGTGTTGCTAACATTATGTGATGAATCAAATTCGTATCGTGTAGTTTTTTCTTGCATATAATCTCTCCTCATATGCTGTTAATGAAATGCTCTCACGAGCCAAGACCTCACAGAAAAAAGCTTGAAGCTTTTTTTATGAAGTCATGGTTCTTGAAAGATGTTGGAGGGTGTGCTATGTAAAATACATGACACCTCGTATGGAAAACTTTGCAAAACTTATTGCATCAGATACATCAGCTACAATAACTGAGTGTTATGAGAAGGCTGGGTATTCTGTACATAAAACCAGTACAGGTGCATATGATCAGAAGTCATATGTGAACGCATCCAAACTGGCAACGCACCCAGATATTGTGAATAAGATTAACTCCCTTAAGGAACAAAGGGAGCGTACTCAGAACGCACAGAAACTCAGAGCTATGTCTAGGGAAGAGAAGCTGAAGGAAGATATTGTGAATGAGTTAAGTCAGATGTCCTTCAGTGATGAAGAAGCGTCACCTAACAAACTTAAAGCACTCCAGCTGCTCGGCCAAACAATAGGTCTGTACACTGAGCGAGTGGTCACAAAGGAAGAACCTGTCTCGGAAGAGGAGCTTGAAAGAGAAATTAAAAGCGACCTTGCGAAATGGTTTCCAAGTAACACCAAACAATAAAACCTAGTCGGCACACAACCCTAACGGGGAGCTTAGCTCATGGTGCATAGACGTATAGTTTTATCTATGTAATATAGGCATCCCACTTGTAGATACCTGCTCGATCTTGATCTCCTTTTTTGTTGTTAGTTTTTGCTCGTATATAATGCATCGCCAAAGCGACTGCTCCCATACTTTTAGATAGACCTGTTGCGTCCATAACTTTGGGGATACCCAGCTTGCTATCTAGTACGGGTTTGTTTGTTTCCTTGTTGATCTTCATAAAGACCTGAACATCTACATGATACTTAGATGCACACTCAAACGGTTTGATGGTCGAGTAAAAGATGTAGCGTTTACCTCGCCTTGTCGTGATCATGTAAACATAGATTATGTATGACCCCTCCAGCCTTCGCTGAACAATAAACTGATCGAGATACTTGGCAACACCTGTCAGTCTAACAGGCTTGTCTCTATCAAACTTTACCCTATGTCCTACGTTTGGATTTACTGTCATTCGATACACCTCGCTTCGGGTAAATTCCCGAACTTACTTCGTAAATTGTTTCGCATATTCAAGAACCCTTTTCTTAGCGAGGTTTATTCTTTTCTTACCGAGGTTTATTCTATATTGATCAAACTCCCTACGAGTCATAGACTGTAGACGTTTCTCTTTATCGCTGGGGGGGTTGTATTGACGGGATAAAAAATTATTACCAAATGTTGTAATAAGAACCCCATCAATAATCTCCTCTCTCATATTAGGAGATGTTTTTATCTCGTCTTCTTTCCACCACTCTTTAGTCATCTTATCTGCTCCTGACTTCGGGTTTTTTCCCGAACTTACTTCTGATATATATGAGTGTATAATTTTATTTACTATTCTCATTGTGTTATAATAGTAACACAAAAACACTAATAAAGCAATTGGGTTGTCGCTGGGCAGGCAGAACTAAATT